AGTCATGTCGTTACTCCTGTGGTTGGTTAGAGGCGTTCGGCTTGGACGTGGATCGTGTAGCCAAGCTGCTTGATGGCGTCGATCTGGCGCTCGCCAAACGTCTGGAGGTTGGGGGACAGTGCCATCAGCAGCTTGCTGGTGTCGCACGCCGGGTAAACCCGGCGCTCGCCATAGACGTTCTTGATCTTGACGGTGATGTTCATTGTGAACTCCTGTGGTTGGTTGGTTAGTGTGCGCCGTAGCTCACGTTGGGGACGGTCTTGTCCCAACACGCACGGCAGTCGCCGCAGAAGCCGTACTTGCGGCCCTTGCCTCGACGTGTGGCCAGATACTCATCCAGCGACACGACCTCGTAGCTGCCGTCCTCGTGCAGCCGGGTGCGGTACGCTGCGCACTCCTTGCCGTGTGGCTCGCCGCCCTTGTAGACAGGCGTGTGAACCGTGCTGGTGGTGACGTGGCTACTGATTGGCCCGTCGTCGATCATCGTGCTGCTGATGCGGATGGTCAGGTTGTCAGGCTCGAGGCCGTGCAGCTCACGGCACTGCTTGACGATCTTGGCCTCCCGTGTGGGCAGCCAGTGCTTGATCTCCGGGGCCATGCGAGCCACCCGGTAGATGGCCTCCAACATAGCCACGCTGTCGAGGTCACCCGCCGTGAACCAACGGTGGTAGTACACGCCCGTCTTCTTGGCCTGATGCAGGATCTGCTTGATGATGGCCGACGCCCACAGTTGCGGGTCGAAGGCGATCAGGGACGTGGCCTTGGCAGAGTTGGCCGTCCAGCCCTTGTCTGCGCTGTCACGGTAGGTCTGGATGCGCCGTGCGTAGCACTTGTGGCACGTACTGCCCACGACCTTGGCCAACTTGCTGCCAACGCGACAGGCGAAGCTGTCGGTCGAGTATGAGCTGCCGGGTATCTTGCTTACGCGCAAGGATGCTACGCCAGCCAGCTCACGGGCTGCGGCAAGGCTGCGGATCTGAATGATAGACATGAATGACTCCATAAAAAAAGGCGCCTCGTGGGCGCCTTGTGGGTGGTCGGTTGGTTGGGTTGGGGGTTAGCGTGGGTTGGCCTCGATCCAAGCGTCGAGATCAGTGGCGGCGATGGCGTGTTGGCCTCGCTTGTACGTCTTGCCGGTGATCAGGCCTGCCAGCTCTAGCGCCCTCGTGCGGGTCATCTTGCTGTGGTTCATGCCAGCGGCCATGCACTTGACGTGCGCCCGGATGAAAAGGGCCAACATGCGATTGTTAGGGGGGTTTTCGATCATCATGGGTGTGTGTCCTTGTGTCAGATGAGTTGGATGATCCAGACGACGGCGCTTACAAGCGCCATCGCGATGAGGAACTGGGGTTCGAGGAACAGCGGGTTCATGCGTCGTCTGCCGTGAAGACGCCCATCAGGGCGTGCTGGACGTCGCGTGAGGCGTTGATGGCCGTCGTGAGCTTGGTAAGCACAGCCTCGCGGTCGTAGGCTGCCGTGAGGATGCTCTCGTCCACGCTGTCCGCGTGAGGGTAGTTGCGCCCGTGCAAGACGTTGGTTGCGAGAAGGCTCATGGCGTTCTGGACGGCCTCGTCCACGGCTATGAGGGCCGAGTAGGCCTTTCCGAAGTCGTCGCGTGAGTTGCCGTTGGCGTTGATGCGTGCGTTGATCATGGTGATCTTCCTTGTGTGGTTGGTTGGGCGGAGCATCTGCTCCAAAAGACCAGCGCGAGCGCTGGCAAGTTGGAGAAGACGAGAAATGAGGCGTGATCGCCTCGTGATGCTGGCCCCGTGGGACCAGCACTGCGAGGTGGTCAATCGTCGTTCCCTTCGGGGCAATCGAGCGGCTCGCGCTCGTAGTCGTCGAAAGCAGCAGCCGCGAGAGCTGCCAGATCGTCTGCGTGATCGTCTGCGTGGAAGTCGAACATGTGTTTTCTCCTGTTTGGGTGCGTGGATTACTTCGCGAAGAAGCTCGCGAGGAAGGCTTCGTTGGACGCCGCGAGGGCAGCCATCACGCGAGCCTGCAGGGCGTCCTCAGACGCCGCTGGAGCGGGCGCAGCCTTCGGCTGGGGCTTGCGTGCCGTGGCGCGCTTGGCGGGCTTGGCGGGCAGCTCTGGCGTCCCTGCAAGCTTTGCTTGCAGTATGCGTGACGGACGGGTGCGACGCTTGCCTGCGTCCATGGCCTCGTTGAGGTATGCCAGCACAGCTGGCCCCTGCGCGGGATCGGCTGCGACGATGGCGGTGAGTTCCTTGGCGGTCTTGAGTGCGTATGCGTGTGACATGGTATTATATCCTTGCGTATGTGTGGGTGCACGTCCGTGCGTAAATTCTCGTTTAGCGAGAGTGGGGAAACTCGAAAAATCCAAAAATCCGAATTTCGCAAAAATGTTCCCTTCGGGGGAAATCGATTCCCCAGCAAAATCAGCGGCTTGCCCGGAAAAAAAACCCGCGAAACCCGTCAACGGGGGGCGGGGGTGGGCACCCCGCCGTCGCGCGCGCGGGTCGACGTAACTGGTGCCTCGAAAATTTTTTGCGCAAAATCTGCTTTGTGGTAAAAAAAGTGTACACCTGCTAGGATTTGCACATGTTTGAGTGGAACCCGCCCAAGCCGCCACGCAAGCCCCGCCCGAAGTACCGCCCCATGCGGCTCCTCAGTGACCGCCCATGGGGCGCGCGCGGCACCAGCCGCCGCAAGTTGCACCCAAAGAACTGGAAACTGCATGGCGTACCCCACCGTTTCTGGCCCCGGATCCTTCCAGACGGCCACAAGCTGCTCCCAGCGGGCCGTGGCCACAGCCACAAGCGCGAATGTTTTTGGTGCAGGCGTGTTTTCTACACGGAGATCGACATTCGGGAGGCTTCCAGCCGCTTTTGCTGCACGTCCTGCCAGCGGTACTTCGCGAATTACGCCGAACGGCACCGAAAGCGGGTCTGGCTCAAGGATTTGGCCACCCGCCGCGCCCTTGAGGTGGCTGCATGGCGACAACGAGTACGTGACTACAAGGCTCAGCGGCTACAAATGGTCCATCAGCTGGCCGAAAACACGGATCTACCGCTCGAATGGCTACTTCAGATCGAAAAGAGAGGATTTGCAGCAGTGACTAAGGAACTTTTGGACATGGCGGACAAGGCCCGCCTTGTCACGGAGACGCGCTACCACATTGAGCACACCATCGCGACGGAGTTGCCCAAGCTCGTGAAGCTTGCCGCCGCCAGTCTCGACCCCAACAACGCGGACACCCAGCCTCTAACGACAGCGCAAGTCACTTTGCTCCGCATGTTGCTCGACAAGGTGGTCCCCAACGCCAGCTCGGCGACAATGAACAACAGCGCGGCCCTTTTAGAGATCGACGTCGACACGATGTCCGCCGATCAGCTCGAGCAGTTGGCCGAGCAGACCCGCATGCCCATCATCGACCACGGCAAAGAGGACGACGACTTTGATTAAGAAGAAGAAGTACATCCCCAGCTCGCTGACCCCCATCGAGCTTGGCAAGGCCATGAAGCAGCTCGACCTCAGCGCCATCCCCCCACACAACCGGGGCAAGGCCATCCGCGAGCACCTCACGAAGATCATGGCTGACACGGTCACCGACCCCGAGGCCAAGCAGAAGCTGCGCTACGCCGATTTCCGCAACAAGCACGACTTCCAATGAAGTTAACGCCCAAGCAGCTTGCCGCGCTCAACCGGCTACAGAAGCTCAAGAACGCTCAGAAGAACTTTGAGGGCTTCGTCCGTCTGATCCAGCCCGACTGGGACATCCCACAGTTCCACCTCGACCTGATCGACACGCTCGACAAGTTCGGCAAGGACCAGTGGCCCACGAAGAACCTGCTGATCACCATGCCGCCGCGCCACTCCAAGTCCACGTACTGCACCCAGCTGTTCCCGGCGTGGTTTATGCTGGCCAAGCCCGACCGTTACGTGATGTCCAGTAGCTACAACAGCGAGCTGGCCAAGGGCTTTGGCCGTAACGTGCGTGATTTGTTCAACCACCCGCAGGCTCAGGCTGCTTTTCCGCGCAGCAAGATCAGCAAGCACACCCGTTCCGCCAGTCAGTGGGCCACTCAGTCGGGCGGTGAATACTTTGGCGTTGGTCTTGGCTCCACCACCACTGGCCGCCCCGCCAACCTTCTCATCGTGGACGACCCGATCAAGTCCCGCGCCGAGGCTGAGAGCATGACCCAGCGCAACCAGACGTGGGACTTTTACATCTCTGGTCTCAGCACCCGTTTGCAGCCCGAGGAGGACGGCACCCCACCCCGCCAGTGCGTGGTCTTGACCCGTTGGCACCCAGACGACCTTGCCGGTCGCATCATGCAGTCCTACGACTGGCAGGACGGTTTGTGGCATCACATCAACCTGCCAGCCATCCGCACGGAGACCATGCCCAAGAAGCGCTGGCTTCTGCCTGTCGACCACCCAGAGCGCGTTCCTCAGAAGAAGTGCGATCCCAAGGACACGACGTTCCCGGTCGAACAAGAGGTCGCCCTTTGGCCTGAGCGTTTTGACGTGAAGACGCTGAAGCGTTTCGAGCGTCAGAACCCCCGCGACTTTGCGGCGTTGTACCAGCAGATGCCTTTCGTTAAGGGCGGCAACTTGTTTCGCACTGACTGGTGGCAGACTTACGACGAGAACAGCATTCCCAAGGAGTGGTCCAGCATCATCATCGGCGTCGACACGGCTTACACAAAGACCAACCGTTCCGACTATTCGGTGGCCGTTATCACTGGCCTCACGCACACGGGCGACATGTACATCCTCGACGTCATACGGATGCGTGCTGAGATGCCTGACTTCAAGCGCCGTCTGATCAGTCTCAACTCCGTCTGGCGTGGCCGTGGCCTACGGGGCATCTACATCGAGGCTGGTGCGGCCGCTTCCGGGGCCACGCTGCTCCAAGAGCTGCGCCGCGAGACGCCACTCAACGTCCTCCCTTACAAGAACGGTCGGGCCGACAAGGTAACTCGTGCCAACAGCATCGCGCCATTCATTGAGGGTGGCCGCGTTTTCCTGCCAGCCCAAGCGCCATGGCTAGACGACTTCGTTGAGGAATGCACCCAGTTCCCGGACGGCAAGCACGACGACCAAGTGGACGCCATGGTCATTGCCATTGACCAGTTGAGCCGTCAGTTCGTCAGTCCCTTTGAGGACATTGAGTACGACCAGCCCAGCTTGGAGGAGATGGCCAAGACCGCTGGTGAGAGTCTGACCAAAAAGATCGCCAAGAAGGACGCCAACATCCACAGCATCGCCGATACTCCTGAATGGACTGGTTGGGGGCAATCCCGTCTTCCACCACGTTAAGGAGCAGGCCCATGGCAGACGTGATCAAGTTCCCGACGCTCAACACCAGCGCCGACAACGAAGAGCAGATCTTCGCCGATCTAATGTCTGGCCAACTGCCCAAGCTGGGCGAGGACTGTCGCTTTACGCTTCCAGACGGCCCTGTCACGGGCACGTTGACGGCTCTTATCGCGCAGGACGGCATGCCCACAGACCACTTCAGCGAGGCCCACCTGATGATTGTGGCCTTCCCCGATGACGATGGCTTCACGGTGATCCCTATTGGCCCCCGCGCGCACACCTTCAGCCTCAGCTTGCCCATGTAACAACCGGGACGACAGCGTCCCCACAAACAAAGATAACCAGTCCCATGGTAGTAGCACTTCCCAATTACCGCTCCAGTGCGGGTGTCCAACTCACTGAGAGCCGCTTGATCGCGGATCTGAGCGAACACGCCAATGCCTTGCTGAACCAGCAAGACATCAGCGACCTCCTGACCGACGAGCAGGAGCGCAAGATCGCCGAGTACGTGAAGGCTTGTGCTGAGATGTCGTACCACCAGATCTCCAAGCGCTACGGCAGTTGGCTTGAGGCCGACCGTGCGCACGACGTGTACGTCCCGCCGGACACCACTGAGTTCCGCGAGAAGGCCGTTATCCCAGACACGCGCGCCATCGCCGACACGGTCCTGACCTACATGATGGCTGCCACCACTGGCCGGAACCCGATGTTCCAGTTGGAGGGTATGAACCGTGACAGTCGCAACGCTTCGTTGATCCTCGAACGGGTGATCCACCAGCACATGCGCCGTGGCGCTGGCGAGGCCAACATCGCCCAGATTTATTTGGACGGCATCCGTTACGGCTTTGCGCCGACGAAGGTTGTCTTTGACCCGAGCAGCAACAGCAACAAGATCGTCAACTTCGATCCTCGCCGTGTGTTCCCGGATCCTCGGGTCAACTGGGGCGACTGGGAGAACATGCAGTTCATTGTGGCGACCGACTACGTCTCCACGAACGCCTTGATGGCCACTGGCCTTTACCCCAAGCTGGCCAAGTACCCTGCCCTTCAGGCGCGAGACAGTGTGCCTCGTCAGGGAAACTTGCACCACCACAGCCAGAAGGACTTCACCAAGGGTCTGAGCGTCAATCCGAACACCCAGACGAACCACGGCGGCCACACCAACGACTTCTTGCTTGGCCCCGCGCGTGTTGTTGACGAGTGTTGGATGCGCTTGCAAGGCTGGGAGATTGGCATCCCGCAGTTGGGGCAGGTCTATCTTGTGGCCACCATCCTCGACGAGGGCGTGGTTATCCGGTTCCAGCTGAACCCCTACGGCCAGCAGTACCCATGGGTCATCGGCGGTTTGTACCACGACGTACACAAGCACTACGGCCAGAGCCTTTACGACCTTCTCATGCCGATGCACGACATCAGCACCTACCTGCTGCGCAGCCGGATCGACAACGTCTCCGCCGCGCTGAACAACTTGATCTTCGCCGACCCGACCAAGGTGATGATCCCCGACCTTATCGACCGCAATCCATGGGGCATCGTCCGCACGTTGCCCGGTAACAATCCGGGGGACGGGATATTCATCGCGCAGGTGCCAGACGTAACAAGAAGCCACATGGGCGACATCAGCAACCTCAGCGATCTAAAGCAGCGCGTCAGCGCCGCCTCCGATGCTCAACAAGGCGTGCCTACGCCAGACGTTCGCACCGCGACGGAAATCCAGAGGCTCACCCAGCTTGGGAGCCAAAGGCTCGGCGTCCTAGCGCGGTTGTCCAGCGCAACGACGATCCGTCCGATGGTCCGCATGATGGTGGCCAACATCCAAGACAGTCTTGATGCCAAGGGCGCGATCCGCATGGACCCGGCTTCCACGCCGCAGCAGCTCGCGACCATGACTCAAGACGGCTACTTGGACTTCGACAGCCAAATGATTTCCGGCGACATCGACTACCTCGTGATCGACGGCACGCTGCCGCTCGAACCCACACGCAATGCGGAGACGTGGATGTCGATGATTGGCGTGATGAACCAGACGGGTTTGAACATGGAGTACGACGTCGGCCAGATTGCCGAGGAAGCGATCCGTTCGATGGGCATCAGCAACCTCGACCGGTTCCGCATCAGTGAAGAGGCCCGTCAGCAGGGCATGTCTCCGAGCCAGCAGATGGCCATGGCCCAAGCCGACCGTGGTGCCACGGGCAAGACGATGCCCAACGAAGACGTCCAGCGCCAAGTCGAGCGCGGCAACTTAGTTCCAATCAGTGAGGCCCGTCGATGAGTTCTCCCAGCACACCTTTCGAGGCGTTCATGAAGACGTTGGACGTTCCTGTTCGCGAGGCCATTAGCCACCTGATGGCCGAACACCAGCGTCAGATCGACCAGCTTCAGGCCAACCACGCGGCTTTCCAGTCTGAGACGACAGCCAAGCTCAACGCCCAAGGCGCTGACGTCGCTGCACTCAAGCAGGAGATCTCGCAAGCCCTCGACATTGACCCCCGTCATCTTAGCCGTGCGCAGCTCGCTCGCCTCGCACGCAAGCTCAACCTCTAGCCCGAAGGGACAGAACGATGCCGACAGTAAACGGAAAGAAGTACGCCTACACCAAGACCGGCATGGCCGCTGCCAAGAAGGCTGCCAAGAAGTCAGGCAAGAAGCCCAGCGGCGCTGACAAGTTCAAGCCTGTGATGGCCAAAGGCGCGAAAGCCCCGAAGCCCCGTAAGTCAGCAAGTCCGAAGAAGAAGTAAAATGGCCAAACCCGCAAAAGGCAAAGCCAAGGTCAAGATCACGGCCAGCGGCAAGAAGGTCTCTTACGGCCAAGCGGGCAAAGCCAAGGGCGGCGGCGCCCGTGTGAAGCCGGGGACCAGCAAAGGTGACAGCTACTGTGCCAGAAGCGCAGGGCAAGCCAAGAAGCATCCCAAGGCCGCCCGAGACCCCAACTCGCCACTCCGCCTCAGCCGCAAGCGCTGGAAGTGTAGCGGCACAAAAAGCAGAAAGTAGACAGACCATGGCCATTTTCCCACACGTCGCTGGCACCTACAACACGTACACCAGCGACACCATCCGCCCGAAGGTCAACGACCGCACGCCAGTTGGCGTGTTCCAAGCTGACGTAGAGGCCGGTGCAACGCTCACGTTGCAGGCTCGCGCCGACAGCTCGGCTCCCTTCATAGACCTTGAAGCCTTCACAGCCGACGCGATTAAGGAGGTCTCTTTGGCCCCCGAAATGCGCGTGGTCGTCACTGGCGGCATCGCCAAGGGCTACATCGGCAACTTCCTCGGATAAGACGCATGAACATGCTCCGCGATATGCTCCAGCCTCCGCTGCGCGAGACCGTGCGCAGCATGTTTTTAGAATTTGGCCCGTCTACCGTCACGGTCAGCTTCGCTGAGGGCGACGACGCAACCACCGCGCTGTTCTCGGCGGATCCTGCCGCTGGCACGTTGGCGCTGGTCAACGCGCTCGATGCGGCTGATTTCGCGTTTAATGCGGCCACGGGCGTACTGACGTGGGCCATTACGCCTGAC